GTTACAGCTACAGACATTAATCAAGTTCATGGCGGAGAACGGATTACTGGCACTGGTATTCCTGCTAACACTTTGATTGGTACTGTCGATACAGTTGCACTGACCTTTACTCTGGTCAACGAGGCTGGTACAGCTGTTAACGCTACTGCTAACGGCTCTACCACGCTGACCATTGGTCACGGTCTTGATCAAGTTGACGTGCACAACGAGCTGAACTTTGAAGTTCAAGACTCTCAAATTCTGATTACTTGCGCTAACGCAAACCGGTTTATCCGAAGCATCATTTCTGCTGACGCTAGGGGTAACACCCTGATGGTTGGTTTCTCGAACCAAGTTACAAGCATCACTGAGCTCCCTTCAACATCTTGGGAGGGTTATACCGTTCTCGTAGCACCTGACGGAGCAGGAGATCAGAGTTCCTATTACCTTCAGTTCAACGCAGAAAACACTACAACCAACGGCGACTTTGCTCGTGGTGTGTGGGAAGAGTCTGCTGGCTGGGGAACTCGTGGACAGTATGAGGACGCTTCGATGCCTCACGCCTTTGTCCACTACAGAAACGACAACGGTCTGACTCGATTCACTTTCCAGCCGTTTAGCGGTACAGACTACACAGATGGCTCGACCACAATTTCTATTCCTGGCTGGACTAACCGTTTAGCTGGTGACGAGGATGAGCTGCCAGGACCGTCGTTTGTTGGTAACAGCATCAACGACATTGTGTTCTTCAAGAACCGTCTTGGCTTTGTAAGCGGTGAAAACGTCATCCTGAGTGAAGCAGGTGCCTACTACAACTTCTGGCAGCAGTCAGCTCTGCAGGTTGTAGATAGCGATCCTATTGACTTGACAGCAGTCAGTAACGACGTTGCTGTGTTGAACTATGCGTTGCAGCAGCAGGACGAACTTATCCTGTTCTCCAACGAAAACCAGTTCCGTCTCTACTCAGGTGACAACGTTACGTTCTCTCCAGAGACAGCCTCTGTGGGTCGTATCAGCTCCATCACTATGGAACCTGATGTACGTCCTGAGCAGGTTGGTCCGCAAGTCATTTTCCCAGTTAAAGAAGGTGACTTCACTGGTTTGCACACGTTCATCACGACTGACCGAACCGTTGGTATCAACCTGGGACAGACGGCAGTTATTACAGAAACTGTTCCCAAGTACATCCCTAAGAACATCGATTCGCTAGCTGTCAGCCGTACAGACCAATATCTGGTAGCTCTTAGCCGTGACGACTCTGACGCTCTGTACGTTTACCAGTTCTTCTGGGAAGCTTCTGGCGGTTCGTTGACCAACAGACAGAACGCTTGGCACAAGTGGACCTTCCCCAACAAAGAGATTCACTGGTGTGATTTTATTGAAGGTACGTTGTTCAAGCTTGTTGAGTACGACAACAACGGTACTGCTGAGTTTTACCTTGAGGGTCTGAACGCTTCACGTCCACCTCAAAACCCCAACAAGTTGTTCTTGCTGGATCGTCAGTTGTCTAGCTCCATCACAACTGACCTTGGTGCTGTAACGTTCAGCTACAACGCTGGAACCAACAAAACTACTGTTAACCTGCCTTACCGTACCGTTAACACGAGTCAGTTTGCAGTCATCAGAGTCGATGCATCAGACACAGCCGAATCTGAGAAGCGCTGGGTCGTGGCTACTAATATCCCGGCTGGTGTTACTAGTTTCGTTTGCGATAGCTTGGGGGATTTTTCAAGCAGCTCTTGGGTCTTTGGCGAGCAATTTACGTTCACTTTCAGACCGCCTCAGCTCATGCCTTACTCAAGAACGGCAACTGAGAACACTTTTATTGGTAATCGTACTGGTCGTTTGCAGCTTCGATACGTTGATGTTTATTACAACGATTCTCGCTACTTCAAAGTTCAGGTGACTCCTAAGCACCGAGACGCAGTGACGTATGAGTTTGATCGTCGTGAGCCCCTAAACGGCAACATCATCATCAGCCAAGAAGGAGACTTTGATGAGTCCAAGTTCCGCGCCTATATTCAAAGCAAGAACGACCAAGTTACAGTGGAGCTAGTGAACGACAGCATTGACCAGGCTAAGTTCATCGCGCTTGAGTGGACTGGTCTTTACTTTGATGTCGCTAGGAAGTACGGCTGATGGCAGATTCTTTTGCAAATTTGTTGTCCCCAGGGACCCAAGCAGTATTTAACTTTGGTTTAAACACGGCTACTGCAGCTGTTACTAAATCAGCAGGTGCTCGACAAGCGTGGCAGCAATGGGAAACTGAAACTGTTACCGCTATTCAAAAGGGCGTCCGACAGGATCAAGAGAACTTCCGAGCGTTTTCAGTTGATCTTGAGAACTGGTTTAGACAGTCTAAATATGTCGAAGAGATGCGACAGTTTGAACTGACTAAAGAGAAGCAAGCAGCAGAGCTTAAAACAGCAACATCAATTTCAGCTCTCAAAGATTTTGAGCGACGTGTTGCTGATCTTGATGCTCAGTACTACGAACAAGAAGCTGCTGGAATTATTCAGCTTGAAGCGCTAAGAACTAAACAAGTAGCTTCTGCTGCTTCTGCTGTTGCTGGCGGTCAAGTAGGACGTACTGTTGAAAGAATTAGAAACAGCTACCATCAGCAGTGGCTTCAAAACGCTAGTAATCGTCAGATCACTCGTCAATTCCGTATTGCTGACAAAATTGTTGCAGGGGAAGCTGCGGCAATTGATGCCAAGAATAAAACCAACTCAGTAACTCTTTACAACGCAAGACCGTTTGCTGATCCAGTCAAACCACTATCACCACTTCCTACTGAGGTCTACACCTCTAAAGAACCTACGGTTTCTGGTGCTCTAAGCTTCCTTGATGTTGCTGGCCTTGCTATGGGGTCCATCCAACACTACAAAGGAAATATGCCACCATCGACGACCACTACTATTAATAAGAAAGAGAAAGAGAAACCAAAAGAGTCTGACAAACCAGCAGAACAACCTCAACAACAGCAACAATCTCAAGAATCTTCAGGAGAAAGTAAGTAATGACTAGCAGCTTTGGTATCCAACCTCAACGTCAACTTCGTAGTTTTTATGAAGCTCCTGAACGTCCTGCAGAACCCGCAGCACCTGCAGAACCTGCTTTAACACCTCAACGTCGTGGTGGTGGCACTATCGATGTTCGGCGTCCTCAAGAGGATCTAGGACTCACTCAAAGAGTCAAGTCAATCCAGAACTTTATGGAGCAAGCTGGCAAGACACTTGATGTGTTTGCCAAAGAAGACCAAGAGAAGCAAATGGCAAAAGCTTCTCGTGTCTACGGGATTCTTGCTCAATACGAACTAGAAACTGCTGAGATTGGTGAAGCTGCTAAAAAGCTGCGAGAGAAGGGTCGTCCTGATTTAGCTGATCAAGTCATCTCTCAAAACCCTTGGTTTGAGTACGGGTTACTAAAAACCAAAGGCGAACACGCTGGTCCGCGTACTGTTATTGAGACGCAGAACTATATCAACGCCAACATTGGTGAGCTGCAGCAGATTGAAGATCCTACTGATCGCAGTAAGAAGATCATTGATTATGCGCAGACTTATTACGCTAAGCACTACGGCGATATACCTGACAACATCTATTCAGGTGTAGTTGCTCCTGTATTGGCGCAAGCAATGCCCAAAATGATGGGCGCTGTGCACGACAAACATCTTGAGTTTCGTCTGAATCAGGCTAACCAAGAAGGGCGTCAAGCTCTGAGTGACATGACGTTTGAGTGGTCGTCGTTTTATCAGCAATCAAAACGTAACCCTGAACGACGTGCGCAGTTAATGACCCAGTATGGTCAAGCTATTTTCAATAGCCGTGAGCAGTACACCAAAAAAGGTTTTACCAATCAACAGTGGGTTGCAAACGTTTTAGAGCCTTGGGCTACAAATTTGTACTCTGATGCTGATGAAAACGGTATCAACGATATTCACGACAAAAACGTTGTCAGGGCTTTGCTTGAGGGTCTAAACGTTGGTGTCCCTAGTTTGGGTAAAACCACACTGCTAGATCTTGTCGGACCTAAGTCCGGTATGAAGATCAAAGACATCATCAATCAAGGTCGCTTGAAAGCACTAGATGCTGACAACAAGTTTGAGATCATGATGGACCAAAGGGAAAACCGTAAGGTTACTGATTTCCAAAAAGGTCTTATCAACACAGCACAGGAGCTTTTCTCTGGACTAGAAGGTGAAGCGCTTTACGATGCTCAACAAAAGTTCTACGACCAAGTTGCTGAGGCACGAGAGACTGGGGGCACTGTTACCTTTATGCGTCGTAACGAAGAAACAGGAGTGATGGAAAGCTATGAAGTTTCTGTTCCTTATGGGTACAAGCTTTCTCACGCCGAAGAAAACCTGAAAAAGATTGGTCCTCCTGTTGATCAAAAGCTTTGGACGTACAACCTGAACCGTTATGGGGAGATGTTGATTGACGATCCAAAAGCAGAGATTCCTCAAGATATGTTGAACCTGTATACCCCTGGGTCTACTGAGTACAACAAGCTGATGGAGAAGCAGCGGACATCTAGAGAGCGGTTTTTGAAAGATACCTATGCTTCTGAAATCTCTAGCTTTGAGGGGCTGGCTAAACAAGTTGTCAAAAACTTGAACAAAGAGGCTGCTGCTGAGGCAGCTCGTGGCATCACAAACACAAAAGGCAAACGGCAAGTTGAAGGTAGATACAAGCGAGCTCTTGAGCTTCAACTACCAGAAGCTGAAAACATTGCACGTAGATTTGCTAGAGGCTTGATTAACGATCCAAGTGTTTCTGCAAAGGACCTTCAAAACCCAACTTGGTGGGACACTACTGGTGCTCGTCGTCTTGAGGCTTTGATTCGTTCTAACAGCTATATGAACGATCCCACGCTGTTCTTCAAGACGGTACCAGCAGGGAAAGAGATCCCTCTGACAAAAGACCCCTATATTGGGGTAGAACGCAGCAAAACAACAGGCGAAGTTGTAGACACACAGTCTCTGTTAACTCCTCAAGATTTCTTGCGTATTAACGAAGACAAGATCAGCAGGAAACAGCTGCAGACGTACCACACAAAGCAGCCCATGATTAGTCTTGATACGGCGCAAGCTGTTAACAAATCGCTGTTCTTTAATCAGCCAATTACTTCTGAAGCTCTGGCAGATTTACGAACTGGATATGGGTTGGCTCAAAAGCTAAACCCAGGTTTGAGCCTAGGGGATTTCTTGGCAGGTCAAAACGGCAAAAATGTGTTCTCTTCTGAAGGTGCTGATGGTAAGCCCTTCAACTGGAAAGACGCTGTTAAAACTCCTGAGTTCAACTACCTCAAAAACAACCTTGCTAGCACTGTAAATAACCCACGAGGTACCTCACGAGTTAAGTGGCATCCTGGTGGACTTCAACACTCACACAACCCAGGTGCTGTTGATTTCTGGCTGGAAGACAAAAACGGGAGCATGAACGTTCCTTTTGCTGCTCCGATCAGCATGAAAATTACTGAAGTTAACTTTGACGAAGGTGGCTACGGTAACTACGCTCGTGGGTATGTGACCTCTGATGCTGGTGGTCTTAAGGTTGGTGACATCGTTTCTATTGGTCACGCCAAAGGGTTTGGCAAACTCAAAGTTGGTGATGAGCTAGACGAAGGAGACCTGTGGGGCTGGCAGCATACTGAGCAGTCTTACCGAGTTGGCTACGACCAAGCAGCGAGTGCTGGAGCAGGCGTCCATCTTGACATTTCAATCACCAGAGGGGGAGTGAGGCTGCCTCAGTCAGAAGTGCGTAAAATATTCTTAAACCACTTGAGCCATAGGTTGTCGTTCTAATGCCAACTATTTACTTCCCTGATGGAACTACTGAATTTTATGAAACTGAAGAAGAGCGGCAACAAATCCTTTCTGAGCGCCAGCCTGAGGCAGCTGCAGCCGCCGCTCCTACACCTGAAGTAACCGCAAAAAAGCCTGAGCCAAAGGTAGCTACTACATCAATTCGTAGCGTCCCTGAATCTGAAAAGGAGCCTGAGCGGTCTCCTAGTTGGGTTGAAGAGACTATTAGGACTCTTGCTCTTGCTATTCAGCAGGCACCTGACAAAATTCTGTCTGGTTTACAGGCTCAAAGCCAGACAATGCCTACCAGCATGTTGACTGGTGGCGACCCCATGCTGGCCATGATGGCTAGGTCAGGTGGGTTTGATCCTGAAAAAATTACCGAACGTGTTGATGTAGAGACTGAGCAAGCAAAGCTTGGGGCTCGGGCTGCTTCTTATGGCATCACTGTCCCTGACGAAAAAGGAGAGTTTCAAAAATTTGGTATCCCTGAAGAGGTTCCTGTCGTAGGTCCTCTGCTGTCAGGTGAAGGCAAAGTCAACAGGGCTATTCGACCTAAAACAAAGATTGGTCAAAACCTTGCTGATGTAGGCACTGCAATGGTTGTAGCCGCTGTTTTGCCTGGCGGTTCTGGTACGTTTGGTGCTAACTACGCAACTCTACGGGCAGCAGCTAAGCCTGGCATCAAGCCTACCCTTGCAATGGCTGTTGAAGTTGCAAAGCGTGTTGGCGCTGATCTTCCAAAAGATTTTATGGAAGAACTGCTTGTTCTTGGCTTGCCTGAGCCTACGGATGAGCAGAAAGAAGTAGTTGACAACATTCTTGCGCAAACTGATCCCAAGGTCAGGAACGCAATGTTAGAAGCGATTCTGGCTGATAACGACGAAACACATCAGTTTTACCAAAACTGGTTAGCCAACACGATGACCAACACCGCAGCTTCTGGTGTTATTCGTGGTCACCTTGGTGCTCTTAACCAAACCCGTCGTTATGCTCAAGCAAAAAGGCGTCTCAAAGCTGTAGACGGTAAGCCTGCACCGGATCTAGATATTAAGGAAGTTGAAAAGATCAACTCTCCTATCCTTACGCGTACCCAGGAGATCGTTGAAACTGATCGAAACAACCTTCTTAATCACCTGCAACGTGAAGAGCTTGCAGAGCTGAACAAAGACTTTAACGCGACCATCCGTGGAAACATGGAGTCGCTTAACACCCGTGCAAACGGCTTGATGACTGCTGAAGTCGCTATGCGACAAGCAGCCGAAGAAGGTCGTGTTGCTGCAACAGAAGGTATTGAGATTAGCCGTAGTGTTGCTGCTGAAACTAAGCGACTTACCAAGCTAATCAAAGATCGTTCTGCTTCGATCAAAGAGCTTGAAAAGCTTGAGCGTAAAACTCCTGGTTACATTTCAGGTACTGTCAAGCGGCGCTACAACCGTTACAACAAACAGCTTGAAAGCTACAAAGCTGATTTTCAAAAGATTGCTGGTCCTGTTGATGACTCTTATCAACAACGAGCTAGCCGTTCCATTGCTCAGTTTGAGTCACTGTCTAGCGCTCGTCTTTCTGGTATTGATACGTTTGTAAACGAGCTTGATTCTTGGATCGAGAAGATCGACAACATCAACGCTCGTCGGTTGACTCTCAAGCCTGATAAGGACCTGACCAAAGATCCTTACTACCAAGCGTTCCGTCGTATCAAAGCTGCTCACGAGAACTACAAAGCTCTTGGCGGTAAGAACAAAGCCTCTGGTTCTGATATTGATGCAGGTCTAGAAGCTTCTCGTCGTTCTTTGGAACTGCGGTTGCTTGAAACTATTCAGACAGAGTTTGGTGATCTTTACGAAAACTACGGCGGCAAAGGACCCATCCCAATCAGTGAAGAGTTTGTTGACGCAGCCAAGCGTGTTGCTGAAGGTGAGCCTGTTGAAGAAGTAATCAAGAGCGCTAAGAAGGCTCCTGAAGCTCCTAAGGGTGAAGCTAAAGCTCCTGCAGCAGAACCTACCCCTGCAGCTGCTCCTGACCAGCCCAAGGTTGATCCTTGGACGATGAGCAAGCAGACTCCTCTCAAAAGCACTCCAGAAGGTGAGGTTGTTCCTGACGCAAACGTTACTCGTCAGATTGGTTACACCGAAGGTCTACCTCAAAATACTCAAGCTCGTTTGCGGCAAACTCAAGTTGATCTTGGGTTGCGTAGTCCTGATCAAGTCGAGGCGATTGTTGGTGACATCAAACGCTTTACTAGCGAAGAGGCTGTTGATGATTTCCTGAAGTACTACGAAGGTCTACTCAAAGCTGAAGGTGCTAGCGCTGACGCTATTAGCGATGTTTGGGAAAGAGAAGCTACTAAGTCGTTGTCTCGTGTCATCGGCGGTCAGCACGATACTCACAGCGCACGTAAGCTTGCACTGCTTGAAGCGTTTAAGCGTAAAGGCGGTAAACCAGCTAACTACACGCCAAAAGCTCGTGAGCGTTTTTACCGGTTGATGGGTAAATACGCAAACCTTGAAAGCGACTTTATGGAGCTCCATGAGCTTCTAATTACTCAAGGGCTTAAGCGCGGTAAAACGATTGCAGGTCTGGAAGACGCTCACGTTGAGGTTCTGACTACTGCAGTTGAACTTGATATCAACAGCAGCCGTTTGATGAACGTTGTTGGCGCAATGGCAGATCAAGCAGATCTGTTGAGCCCTACTGAGCTTCAAACTTATCGAGCTATTGCTGCTCAAGAAGGTTTGATTCTGTTGTCCTCTTTGCAAGACTTCATTCTGCTGCGAAATCGTGCAGGTACTTTGCTTGCACAGTTCCGTGGCTCATCCCTTCAAAAAGCTCGTGAAACTTTTCAAGGTCTTGTACGGAAAAAGCGGGCAGGTGAAGATCCTGCTACCTACGTAGAAAACTACGTCAAGGATATTCAAAGCCTGCACCAAAAACTAACAGAACAAATTTCTGATCAACTTCCTGAACAAATTGGACTCAAGTCCAATATGGAAGTTGTTGAAGAAAGCCTTAACAAATTTAGGGATCCTGATCTTGTTCCAAATGAGGATGACGTAGCACTCTTCAACAAGATCATTAACCAAATGACCATTGCTGCAGCCAACCCCAACAAGCTGACTGCACTAACTGTTTCTGGTCACGACGTTGTTCACCGGACGATGCTGGCTAACGGCATTTCTAAAATCCAAACTCAAACGTCATTTATTCCTCAGTCTGCTATTTACTCTGGAAGTTTCTGGCTTGCCGATCTTACTGGTGGTTTGCTTCCTCGGTTAACTCAAAACATTCCTTGGCTTAGGGATGATGAGCTGTTTACTGTTGCTTTGCAAAGGGAACGTGAAGCAATGGTTATGTTGCAACACTTCACTCCCAAGATGGCTGCTCGGATTATCCGTAATGCCTACATGGGAAGGGTGTTTAACCGTAGTGTCGTTACGGACGCTATTGATCCAATTGACACTCGATTCAGGCAGTCCCCTGATGTTCGCAACCCGATCCGTGAGATCCAGATGCTCAACATCATTAACAACGAAGAGGGCATTAGTGATCGTGGAGTCATGGGAGCTTTCAAACGTATGTTCCCTGAGCGTGAAGAAAGCCTGAAGACAGGTCGTAATCACATCATGGGTGCGTTTGTAAACCTCCACGACTTTGCTTTCTACGGCGATTCTTACGATCTTCTTGACGATTCTTTGATCGGTAAAGCAGCAAAAGTTCGTAACGAGTTGAGTGGTCCTGGTATCAGAGCTCGGTTTGTTTACCCCAACATCCCTGGTGTTAACAAAGCCATTACTCCGTATGAGTCGAAGCTTGCTGGTGGTGAAGTGTTGGGTGCTTCCCTTCCGCTCAAAGCTTCTGAAATAAGCACTGAGTTTATTGGCGGTGGTCTTGCTTATCTGAAGGCTTACTCAAAAGCTGTCATTGATATTCAAGATATGGTCGATGGTTCTGGTCGTCCTTTGTATAAGAAAGGCACTACTGCTTACCAGCAAGCTGTTGAGAAACAGTTCTTTAACACCTATATGAAACCGATTGAGGTTGGTATGGGTAATAAAACTGAAGTTGTTGCTCACGCTCTTAACGACGCTGACGCTCAACAGTTGGCTCTAGCCACCGACATGATGATGCCTATGGAGGATGACATCTACGGTGGCCTGAGTGAACGACTCAAAGCCCGTGGAGACGATGGAAAGATTAACTTCTTCCTTGCAGGTTTGATGCCTTACCTGCGAGCTCCTCTTAATGCCCACAAGCATCACTTCTATTACACTCAACCACTTATGGGTACTCCTGTACCGACAGGTGTGGGTATTGAAGCTGCAATTTTTGCAAAAACAAAGCTGCAGCGGATGATGATGGGCAACAAGGATTCAGATCAACTTTCAAACAGAATCCTTGGTTTCCAAAGCAAACTGTTTGATAAAGATCCAAAGGTTCGTCACCAAGCCATCAGTGGTTTGAGCCTTAGTAGCGCTCTCAACGTGGGTTTGATTGCTCTCGTGGAAAGCAACGCAATCCAAGTTACTGGCGGTCAACGGTATCAATACCAAGAAGCCAACAACGCTTACATCCCAATGTATAGCGTCAAGATTGGTGATGCTTGGGTTCCTTATCGCTGGATTCCGTATGTCGGTGAACTGCTTTCCTACATCACCAACCTGCGTGATATGCGTAATCAAATCAGCAACGCAGAACAACAAAACGTTGTTGGTACCTTGATTATGACAACAGGGGCTACTTTGATGGATACCCCTGCTTTGGCTGGTATCGATACTCTTGTTTCGATTCTTGAAAAGCCGTCTGAAGCTGAGTTCTTTATCCTTGATTACATGGAGCGAGTTGGAGGTATCCGTCTTGCTTCTCTCCGTCAAGGACTTCTGAGAGCCAACAACGAAGCCTATGGAGCACGTCCTGTTATCTCTGGTACGGGTGCTGATGTTATTGCAACTAAGCAGCCTGAATCTGATCCAACCAAATACTCAGAAAACCTGAACTATTGGGAAGAGTGGCAGCAAGGTTTTATGGACACATTGGGCATTGCAGGGTTCTTTGCAAAAGGTGGCGCTATTGTTGCTGACCGGCTTGGCCTCCGTGGTGCTGTTGAAACCTACGACGAGTTTGTAAGGGATCTTGGCTTCAAGACTGACCGTGTTGAAGGTGATTTTCGTCAAGCTCACTGGTACAAAGCTGGTGACATTAAGTACAGCGGTCCTGGTCAAGCTAGCTTCATGGGTACCATCTTTGGTCGTCACTGGCCTGCTCCTGACGCTTCCAACCCGGTTGATGTTGAGATGTTCCGTCACGGCATCAAACCGCCTGGTCAAGTGTTCCAAAGCCGCTTTGGTATTGCAGGTAACGACGTGATGATCAACCGATTCAGAAGGTTCCTTGGAACTGAGTATCGGGATGAAATGGGTCGCAGCACCTACCAAGTATTTGATGATCTTGTTAATAACAGGATCGATATTTACGGTGGTACTGAAGGTCCGTTCTACAAAGACCTACCCGATGATCCTAAAAACTCCTTAACTTTTGACGCTAAAACTCCTCTTCAAATCGATGTTGAAGGAGAGCTCACTAAGCGCACTATTCTTATGGAGTACCGCAGAGATCTTATTCAAGATGCCTCTGAAGTCTTCCTTCGTGGCGCTTACGAAGTAGAAGACAACAACGGTAATATGAACATACAGCCTATTAAATATGCGGCCCCAGAGAGAGCTAAACAGGCGTATCTTGAGGCTATGCAGATGAAGTCCCTCGACAAGTTGCGCTAATGGCTTTCGCATCAATCACCTATACCAGTGCATCTGGTACCACCTTTGCTCTGACGAATAGTGATGGCAACGCCATTGAGTACCTTCGTCAAAGTGATATCTCTGTAACCGTCAACGGTACGCTTCAAACGCTTACTACTGACTACACGTTTAACGCTGCTGGGACTTCGATTGTCCTTAACAGTGCAGTTAGCAGTGCAACAGTTGTTCTTGCTCGAACGACCAGCATCACAGATGCCACGGTGAGTTTCACTGCTGGCTCTACTCTGACTGCTCAGGATCTCAACAACTCTGACAGGCAAAACCGTTTTGCTCTACAAGAGTTCTCAGATACCTACGGTGCTCTGACTACTGGTACTGGTGACCTTGCAGCTCTTGACGGTTTTATTGGTAGTGCTGAAACTTGGGTCTCTGATAACGCTCACGCAGCAACTACCGGCGCTATTGACGCTCGTATCGACACTGCACTGACAACTGACATCAGTGGTGGTGACGGTGTAACGATTACCACTGATACTCCTTCTGCTGGTCAGGTCCGTGTTGACCTTGATGCGGACATCGCCACTCTGCGGAATATGCAGGCTGGAGCGGCAACTACCCTTGCTGCTTTGACCTCTACGGAGCTTGGGATTCTAGATGGTGCTACGGTCACCACTGCAGAGCTGAACACGCTGGATGGAGTTACTGCTACTGCTGCTGAAATTAACCTCCTTGATGGAGTTACTGCGACTACTGGTGAGCTGAACGTCCTTGATGGAATAACGGCTTCTACCGCTGAGCTAAATATCCTTGACGGTGTTACTGCTACTGCAACTGAGCTCAACACCCTCGACGGTATTACTGCTACAACAGCAGAGCTGAACTTTGTTGATGGTGTTACCTCCAACGTTCAGAACCAGATTGACGGTAAGCAACCGCTAGATGCTGAGCTGACTGAGCTGGCCACGATGTCCTCTGGGACTGCTTCAGCTCTTGCAGATCTGACTCAAGCAGAGGTGCAGGTTCTTGATGGTGCAACCCTGAGCACTGCTGAACTTAACCAGCTCGACGGCAACAGCCTGACCAACTCTCCGACTTGGACCTCTACTACTGATTACCCCTCAGCAAGTGCAGTCAACACCCGCTTTGTTGGGTTGATGGATGCCATTGGTGGTTTCGTAGCTATTGCTGATGATCAAAGCTTCCCAACCACTAACCCTGATCCCTCTGACAACGCTGGTACTGTCGTCAGTATTTCTGATGCTGGTGGTCTTGTAATTGATGGTTCTGGTGAGAGCACCACTGGTCGTACCACTGGAGCTGATGTCGTAACCATTACTGGGTTCCCTGCAAACCTCCAAAGCACTACTCTTTCTGCTGGTCTTGGTCTTCAGGTTCAAACCACAACGACCCTTAACACCTACACGTACCACAAGCTAATTGCTAAAGAGTCTGATGTTATTCAGCTCAGCCAAGACATTGAAGACTTTGGTAACCGTTATCGGGTATCTGATACCAACCCAACTACCGACAACGACGAAGGTGATCTGGTTTACAACCGCACTGATGATGTCCTAAGGGTCTTTGACGGTACTAACTGGGTTACTGCTGCAGCTGCTAACGCTTCTCAAGTTGCGTTTAGTGCTGGTGGTGATCTTGCTGCTACTGATGTTCAAGCAGCTATTGATGAGCTAGACGACGAAAAAGTACCCCGTACTGCTACTACTGGTGCTGCTGTTGTTCCTGCTGGTACTGAAGCTCAACGACCTACTGGTGTTGCTGGTCATCTGAGATTTAACAGTGATACAGCTAGTTTTGAAGGCTACAACGGTACTGATTGGGGTAACATTGGTGGAGGAGCTTCCGCTGGTGGAGCTATCTATGAAAACTCCAACAGCATAGATGAGGACTACACTTTGACTGCTAACACAAACGGTATGAGTGTCTCACCTCTCACGATTGCAAGTGGAGTTACCGTTACTATTCCTAGTGGCGCTGCCTGGGTGATTCTCTGATGCCTATTACTATTAACGGAACCGGAAGTATTACCGGACTAACGGCAGGTGGACTGCCTGATGGAAGTGTTACCAGCGCTGATCTGGCGGCTGGCGCTGTTACCTCTGGAGCGTTGCCTAGTGGAAGTATTTTGCAGGTGGTTTCAGGCAGCACTGGCACGATAGCAGCTATGGCTAGCTCAAGTTATGCTGACACCAACCTATCGGCAACAATTACCCCTAAAGCAGCTAACAGCAACATTTTTGTCATAGTCGATCAACGTACCCACATTTCAACCTCTGGTCAAGGTTTTGGTCTGCGAATTATGCGGAATACGACTGCTCTGCACATTCCGACTGAGGACGGCACTGGACCCTTTGAGTGGTATGTTGCCGCAAATGACAGGCATTTTCGAGCAACACTTACGTTTATGGACTCTGCAGTTACCTACACGCTTGGGGATACGTTGACTTACAAAACACAAGGACTTGCGTACACAGCAAGTGGTGTAACTTTTCAGCCAACAAGCTCTGTTGAAAACAGCACAAGTTACATCACTCTTATGGAGGTAGCAGAATGATTCCGCAAGAATTTGACGCTATTGTGTCTTTGCGACCCGGAGCGGAATTTGTGCTCCGCGGTGACACTTTAGAGTGGCTTGATTCAGCGCAAACTGAGCCGTCCGAAGCTGAAATTCAAACTGAACTTTCCCGTCTTCAAGCTGATTACATTGCCAAGCAATACCAACGAGACCGCCAACCTGAGTACCCCTCACTGGCAACTCTTGCTGACGCCTTGTACTGGTCGAACCAAGGCGATAACACCAAACTTGACGAGTACTACGCAGCGTGTGCCGCTGTGAAGGCTAAGTATCCTAAACCGGAGGTTAACTAATGGCACTACGATTAAACGGCAGTAGCTCCGGTTACGTCGAACTAGATGTACCAGCAGATGCTGGCAGTCATACGCTGACCCTACCCGATGGTGGTGGGGATAGCGGTCAATACCTGCAGACCGATGGTTCTGGTGTGTTGAGTTGGGCAGGTGTAACTACTGGCAAGATTTTGCAGGTTCAACACTCAAGCAACAATTCATCCACGAGCACCACTAGCAGCTCATATCAAGATACAGGCATCACCGGAACAATCACGCCAACCAGAGCTGATAGTACAATTTTGATTATCTTAGGTGTTCATCTTTCAACAGTTAGTGCTAATGCTTATGCTAGTTACCTGATAAAACGGACCGTGGGTGGGACAGATACAACTATTTACACAAGTGGAAACGTAATGTTTGCGGGTTCAACTTCGTATGTTGACCAGTACAGGACTACACACGGAGTCACCTGGGAAGATTCTCCAGCTACTACAAATGCAATAACATATACAGTTGGCATTAGATCGTCTTTTGGAACTACGACTGTAGAAGCAAATAGAGACGGCAGTAGATCCACTATGACCCTTATGGAGGTAGCAGCATGAACCCGACTAAAGAAAACGCGCTTTTATCTCTTCGTCCTGGAGCTGAATGGGTGCTGCGTGGTGACGTTCTGGAATGGCTGGATCAAACCCAGACAGAACCAACCGAAGCCGAGATAAATACAGAAATTGCACGTCTTACAGCAGAACAACCTTGGGAAGTCCTACGTTCTAAGCGCAACCAACTCCTTACCGAAACCGACTACCTCGCTCTTGCTGATTCAACCCTGACTGACGAGATGCGGTCTTACCGCCAAGCACTCCGCGATCTACCGGCTAACACCGTTGATCCGGCTAACCCCGTTTGGCCAGTTAAACCCGGAGGAAACTCATGAGCACCTTACGAGTAAACACCCTACAAAACACCTCCACCACTGACGGTGGAATCTCGATTGATAACTCCGGTCACGTCACGGTTGATGGCGTGGCAATGCCGTCTGCTGGACCGCTTAGCAACCGCAACCTGATCATCAACGGTGCGATGCAGGTGGCTCAACGGGGGACGAGTCAAACGGGCGTATCAGATGGGGCGACAGAAGGTTTCAGCACTCTTGATAGATACAGGACACGTTTTTCGGGCGGTCATAGTGGCGTAGTAACCAACAGTCAATCCACAACAGTTCCAGCGGGAGAGGGTTTTTCCAGTTCTTTTGGGCTTGACGTGACTACTGCGGTTGCGACCTTAACTGGATCTATGAGAAGTGAAATCCAGTACAAGATTGAGGCGCAAGATTTAAGAAATTCAGGATGGAATTACACAGACACAAATTCGTCTATTACTCTTTCGTTCTGGGCACGTTCAAGTAAAACCGGCGCACATTGTGTACATTTGGTTGCGGATGATACGACTACAGACAAATATTATCTTGCTGAATATTCATTAACTGCCGACACTTGGGAAAGGATCAGCATTACAATTCCTGGTCACGCTAACGCTGTATTTAACAACGATAATGGGGTAGGACTTGAAATAAATTGGATCCTTTCGGCTGGTCCAGATATTGACGGCGGCACTTCTGGTGCTTGGCACAGCACAACGCAGCGTGCGACTTCAAGTCAAGTCAATGTCTACGACAGCACTGACGGCGAGTTTTATCTTACCGGCGTCCAACTAGAAGTCGGATCCGTCGCCACACCGTTTGAACACCGGAGCTACAGCGATGAGCTGGCGAGGTGTGAAAGGTATTACTTACGATATACAGCCGATAATAACGACTGTTATGGATTCAGTTTTTCTGCTTTTAGTTCAACCGCAGGGGTGGTTAACGTTACATTTCCAACCTCAATGAGGGCGACTCCAAGTTTTAATTTCAGTGGATCACATAGAATAATTTCAGTTACTGATAGCGCAACTTTTACCTCTGGGTTAGCGATCAGTCGTCAAAATACTGGCAGCAGATCTACAACACTTGAGCTTGGAGGAACTTCCAGCCTAACCGGTGGTAGCGCTGGCAGCTTGATGGCGGCAGCAGACGGAGTTTATCTTGAGTTCATTTCGGAGCTATGACGATGAAAGCCTACCAACTTGTTAACAACAGATACGGAAACCTTATGTGCATTTCCATTGTCGGAACAAATTATTCCATACCGTTTGACCCCGCCAACACCGACTACCAGGAGTACCTTGCCTGGCTAGCAGAAGGCAACGAACCGCTTCCTGCTGACGACTAAACCCTTACCCCTTTTAGAACAATGATTGCACTCATCCGTCCTGTCCTGTTCTCCTTCCTTAACAGCGACAAAGTGAAGCGCCTTGTTGTGGATCTGCTCCGCAAACTGGCCGAGCAATCGACCAACACCGTTGACGACCAAGCTGTTGATTTCATCGAGCGTGGCTTGTTTGGTGAGTAGTCATGCGTAAGAAGACCCTTAACGGGAACAAGGTAAAGCTCCCGCCAAAGCCCAAGCAGACGACCCAGGGAAGCAGTAAAAACAGCAAACCCAAACGGGGCAAAAAAGCCTACCGTGGTCAGGGCAAATAAGGTTACAGTTGCTAAGACCTTGTTTTTCAACGATGTTTAAAACTGCTTCTGCTGCTCTTGCGGCTACGGTCCTGGCAGCTCCTGCAGCCATTGCTGGTCCTTTCTACGCCAACATTGAAGCCAACAGCGGCTTTGTTGGTTCTGACTACTCGGGTACCACC